GTCAAGCTGAGGCTTTAGAGCAGTATAAAGAACAGCTAAAAGAAACTTATAAGGCTGCAGGTTATACCAGTGCTGAAATAAGGAGAATGGACGGCACGATAACTAATATAGCCAGAAACTTAGCCAGAACTACCAATAATATAGTTACTATCATGCAAACAGTCAGAAGTAGTTTCATCAGTACATTTGCAGACGGCAACAGCATGATAGATTCGTTTACTCAGGGGCTATCTGGTTATTTTGATACATTGAAAAATAATATATCCAGCATGGTTTATAACCTTGATTTAAGTGGGTTGGATACTTATTTTGAAAACTTCTTTGAGTCAATTAACATTAAGTTAGCTAATTACTCAGGAAGCAACCCGCTGGAATATGCAGAAAACCTTATTAGCGGCTCAAATATCAATTCAGGGTTTTCCAAAATAATTGATATGTATGAGAATAGCAGCAATATAGATTCAATTAATGAAATGTTAGCTAATGAGTTCAGAGAGCAGGCCGAAGCTTCTGGTCTCGGAGACAGTGAAATAGCTGATTTGATTGAAAAGCTCGGACTTGCTGCAGATGAAGCTGCTAATGAACTGCGTGAATTTGCTGGAGAAACTAAGAATGCACCTTCTGGGTTTAAACAGGAACGATTTGGTTATGAGGCTGTTGATTCCAGAAGAGTAACTGAAAAAACCACTATCTCTGGTAATACTTTCATCATCAAAAGCGATAGTGCAGAAGAAATAATTGAAGAAATTAGAAGGCTGGATAAAAATGCTAAGCTACAAAAGACAGGAACTCCAGCTGGTACATTAGAGGGAGGTTGATCTATATAAATGAGAACTTTAACTGAACAGGAAAAAACATTATTAAAAGAGGATCAACCTCAATCGTTTAGAGTGGTTGTGCTTACTGATGATGGTAGTGAGTATAACCTCTCTAATTTAAATGGGAAAGCTTATGCAAAATCAATAAGCAAAAGTGTATCTAAAGATAATAGAAATGCTACAGCATCTGTAACATTTGAAGACTTTGAGCATGAATTAAAACTTAGTTATTCTGAACTTTTTAAAGCAAGTAATCAGCTTAAAGTATATATTAAACAAAATGAAATATGGAGATTTGTTTTTCATGGAATAATTGGTGATGACACTGGAAAAGTAACAGAACACGCCAATGGCAATATTTCATTAAATCAGGTAAGAGACTTATCTAAAATATTAATGGATGACTATATTGGCGAAGCGGACCATGAATATCAAGGTTGGGCGGAAGAAGTTTTACAGGAAATTCTAAATGATAGATTTGGAGAAAATATATTTAATCTTAAAGTACCTGCTCAATCTGGATTTTGGATAGAAAGCTATATTCCTGAATATACATCAGCCTGGGACGCACTTCAAAAAATTGCTGATCATATTGGCTGGGATTTACGTTTTCTCTTTGATGAAAGAACAAATACTTTCAGACTCACTTTTTATATGCCGGAGAGAGATCCGATATTTTATGACTGGCAGTTTGAACAGGATGTTTTAGATTCAGAAAGCGTAAATAATTCTGATGCTGATATAAGAAATGTTATTAGAATTAGAAACCAGAAAAAAGCCATTGATATTACAGTTGAAGACCAGGAAAGTATCGATGAGCTATCTACCAATATTAATGGGAAATCAATCGGTGGCCGCAGGTACATGGAAATTAATGAAAAGGAAACTTCATTAATAGATACTGAGCAGGAAGCAATAAATTTAGGTAATTCAATACTTTATGATCTATCAAATAAACCAGAAAAATCTAAAATTAAATTGAGAAACAAAAGAAGTGTATTTTTTAATTTAGAAATTCATGATTCGGTACAGGTTATCAATAATACTCAAAGGAAAGCCCCTCAATTATTTATTGTCGATAGTTATTCCTGGACCGCTCAAAAAGATGGTTTTTCTACTCAATTAAATGTCAGCAATAAAGTTACAATAGGTTATTTAAGGTGGTTTGAAAAAGAAAAAAGGTTTAGCAAACCAATTGACCCGGAAGAATTAAGAACCAACCCACCTTTAAATGTTAACAATTTATCTGTTGTAGAAGACAGTTTTACAGACAAATGGGGCCAGCTGCAGCTTAAATTATATATTGATTTTGATATACCAAATGACAGCAGGTTTCAAGATGCAGTTATTGATTTAAGAGAAGAAGGTAGACCTTATAAACAGATAGGAGCTTCTGATGACGGGACTTTTGAAACAAAAGCCATTGACTTGGGTAAAAAATACTATATAAGAGTTAGGTCCAGAAGTTACGGAGGCACATTATCTACTGGGGTAGAAGACGAAATTTTAATTACCGGAAAAAACAACCCACCTCCTAAAGTAGAAAATTTTATTGTTGCTCAGGATGGAGCGAGTGTTTCGTTTAGGTGGGATGAGATTAACAGAGATGATATAGCAGGTTGTGAAATAAGAGAAGGCGCAAACTGGGATAGTGGCCGTTTAATAGGTGAAGGCTTGACCGGCACAAGGCACAGAACCGATAGAGAGGCCGACGGCACAAAAAGATATATGATAAAAGCAAAAGATAGATCAGGCCAGTACTCAAGAGAGCCTGCAATAAGTATTTTTTCTGTTACTGATACCGGCAAAGATTTAAATGTAATAATTGAAAGAGATGAATTAATCGAAGGCAATGGAGAATATGATAATTTATATAATTTAGATGGTGTTATGAAATTCTATCATAATTTATCATTTGCTGATTTTCCAGAAATATCTTTTGAAACTGCCGAAAACGAACTACCTTTTGACAGTATGCCTGATATCAGAACTGATGGAACTTATATATCTGATGCTATTGACACTTACTTGATTAGTCGAGCAGGGATAAGAATTAAATCAGATGTTGTAGCAACTGATGATGAAGGCAGCATGGCAAGTTATCCCGATATGTCTTTTGCTGATTTTCCTAGTTATTCTTTTGAGAATCCACCCGCAAGATATGATTTTGAAATATATATTAAATTTAGTGATGATAATGTGAATTGGACCGAGTGGCAAAAGTTTTTAACAGGAGAATATAAATTTAGATACTGTAAATTCAAGATTGAATTATCTAGTGAGTCTGAGACAGCTGAGATTAACTTAAATGAGTTTATTGAACTAATTGATGTGCCTGATACTGAATTAAAAATAAGTGAGCTGCAGATAGATAGCTCTGGCACAATAATCAATTTTGCTAATTATAACACTAGTTTTCATGAACCACCTACTGAACATACAGCTGATGTTGTACAAGAAAACGGGCTTAAATTTCCTGTATTCACTGAAATAGATAAGGATAGTATAAAAATTGAACTCTATGACATAAACAATAATTCAGTAAGTGGGACTGCTAAAAACATCAGAATAGAAGGATATTAAATGGAGGTGTAATAAAAGATGCAAGGATATGATTATACTTTTGATATATATGCAAATAGATGGGGTGATACCGGAAATCAAATCGAAACTTTCTTTAAAGCGATATTTTCTTTGAATGCTGGCGAAAACCCTCCATCTGAACCATTACAAGGTTCACCTTGGCTAGATATATCAGCTGGATGGGATAATGCTCTATTAAAATTTTATAATGGTAGCAACTGGGTTTTATCAAATGAATATAATCCATATATAAAAGATTTAAAACTTGCTGCAGGGAGCAAAGAAAGCTTATCTCAAAGAATTGAGGTTGCTATAAATGAGGATGGCACACTTAAAGCTTCAGCTGCAGAAAATATGACAGAATGGATTGATTCAGGTTTAACGCCTACCTATGTAGCTGATAACGAATTTGAAGTCGAGGGTGATCAGTCAGATATATTTGCTGTAAATAGAAAAATAAAAGCGACTCTAGATGCAAGTTCAGTTTATTCAGCTGTAGAATCAGTTAATTATGACAGTTTTAACAATTCCACTAAAGTAGTTTTGTTTAGGCCGATTATAGATTCAACAATAACAAAAATAGAACACGGTTTAATTAAACCTGGACCAGACGGCTCAAATCCAGAAAACAATATAATTGATGATGTGACAGGCGATATTTATGAGTTCAAAATGATAGATGGATCGTTAGCAATGGAGGTTAGATAATATGAGAGGATTTTCAAAAGTACTTAACTCAAGACAAGACTATGAAAATATAGTCAATGATTTTGGTTATACAGCGAAAGTCAAAAGAGCATACCAGGGGCTGCTTAATACAGCCAAAAAATACGAGTTTGACAAAGAACTTGCTGCAGAATCTGATAGAACTGGTCCTGAGCCTGAGTACAAGGTTATGACTCAGGAAGAAAAAGGGACAGAAAAGATAGTGCAATTCAAACTTGTTGATAACCCAAACGGGAAAATATTCCGTTTAGGGTTTACAGTTCAAGAAGTGCAGGAGGTGATTGATCAATGCTAACTTTTGTTGGAGCTGATTCACCTTCATTTTACAATTTCAAGGGGCGTATTGAGAAAAGTGCAGCTGATGAAATTACAGTACCACCTTTGGCCCTGAGGATAGACAGGCAGAATCTCAAAAAAGAAACTGATACTATTTTGACTGCTGCAGATAATGATGGCAGCTTTGCCAATTTCACTCTTGGTGAAAACTATTATATATATGCACTGCAGCCATCAGCTGATGCTGAGCCTGATTTTGTTATTTCAATAAACTCTACTTATCCAAATGGATATACAGAAAACAATAGTCGCAAAATAGGTGGTTTTCACTACGGCCGTATTAGGACTAATGCTCAAAGATATGATGATACAGCCTCAATCGCAGTTAATATCATCCCCAATTCAGTCTGGTCATTAAACTACAGACCTGCCTGTGACCCTACAGGAATGGTCAAAGTTTCAAACTTCTGGGCTGATATTTACATTGCCAGCGAAGGCGGTGGCACCTGGCCGGAGATTGAACTTGTGAGCGAATATAACGCAACTCCGGTGTCAGGAACAGAAGGTTATAATGATTATGATTTTATCAGAGGGCTTGCAAATGTTAACAAAAGAAAATTAACCAGACAGGAATGGTTAATGGCTGCTTATGGTAGCCCTGAGGGGCATGAAAATGATAACACCGCCGCCTGGTCTAATACAAGCAACTCAGGTAGAACAGCGACTGGAACTGTAGAACAAGCAGTTTCCTGCTATAACCTTGTCGATTGTGCAGGCAACCTCTGGGAAAGATTGGACGAATATACTTATAGAAATACTGGCTCAACTTCATTCAGTTGGTATGATGTGCTTAATGCAGGTAAAGACAGCGGTTATCAGCATGGTGAAGCTTACATGCAAAATAATGTGGCTATTATTGGCCTCCTCGCCGGTGGCAGCTTCAACAATGGTAGCATCTGCGGTGCTCGGACGGTCTACTCGAACACTAACCCGTGGCACGTGAGCACTAACATTGGCGTGCGTGGCGCCTGTGCTCATCAGAGTGCCTGATAATCTGATAATGGTTTTTGGTTAGGTTTAGAACTTGAAGGAGTGATGATTTGGCAGACACAGATGATCTCGTGATATTTAGAAAACATTATGACTTTACTCTTTATTTTTACCCAGTAATTGATAATTTTCCAAAAAGAGAAAAGTTTGCAATGTGTACAAAAATCAAAAATAAATTAGATAGAATTATGGAATTGATAATAGATGCAAATGAAGCTCGAGGAAGCAAGATAAGATTTTTAAACCGGATAGATGATGAACTTAAAAAGCTAAAAGTTAAAATTAGACTTGCTAAAGATATGCATTTTTTATCTATAAGAAAACATGAAATTGTAGTCAAAAAAATAGACGAAATTGGCCGCCTTCTGGGTGGCTGGATTAAGTCTTGTGAAAATAAAAAATAAATTTTATAGGGCTAAGGGCGTTGGTCCTCGCCGGTGGCAACTTCAACAATGGTAGCATCTGCGGTGCTCGGACGGTCAACTCGAACAATAACCCGTGGAACGTGAACACTAACATTGGCGTGCGTGGCGCCTGTGCTCATCTACAAATTTATCAGACAGTATGGGGTCAAGGCCTCTGCTGCAGTGTTCAAAAAGATGAACAGGCCTTTAGTCCTTCCTGAGATACATTTTGAGGTCCCTCCAGGAAAACATATGAATTACTAATTAGATAGCAAGTAGCGAAATATCGAAAGCTGTCACGATTAGTTATGAGCTCGTTCTCATTTGAGCGGGCTTGAATATTTCACCCAAATATAGAGAAAGTGGTGATTATTTATTCCTAAGACAGTCAAAAATTTGTTTGAGAAGATAACTGATTATCATAACTTGGAAATAGCAACTCAAAATGCTCAAAAGAGAAAAAGATATAAACCAGAAGTGTTAAAGTTTAATTACAATTTAGAGAGAAATCTTATTGAGATACAAAATGAATTGATGTGGAAAACATATGAACAGGGAAAATACAGACAGTTTTATGTTTATGAGCCGAAAAAGAGACTGATTATGGCCTTGCCTTTTCGTGACAGAGTGGTCCAGTGGAGCATATATCAAAACCTTTACCCGATATTTGATAAGACATTTTATAGATATAGCGGCGCTTGTCGCAAAGGAAAAGGAACTCATTTTACTGCATATCAGCTGCAGGACAAGTTAAGAATAATGGACCGCAAGCCAGGGAAAACATATTTTTTAAAAGCTGACGTATCAAAATATTTTTATCGGATAGTTCATAAAAGATTATTTCAACTAATCAAAAGGAAAATCAGCTGCAGAGATACATTAGAATTAATCTGGCAGATTATTAAAAGTGAAGATGGTGAATTTGGCATCCAGTTAGGGGATCACTTCTTTGAAAATGAAAAAATCAAAGGAATTGGCACACCAATTGGTAACCTAATGAGTCAGCTTTTTGCAAATATTTATCTTGATTTTCTAGATAAGTTTGTAAAACACACTCTAAAAGTTAAATACTATGTTCGTTATATGGATGACTTTGTAATTTTAGGAAAAGACAAAAATAAACTTCATACTATTAGACAGGAAATAGAGATTTTTCTTGCTGATTATCTCCAGCTGCAGCTTAACAATAAAACTACCGTCGGCCATGTAGATGAAGGGATAGATTTTTGCGGATATGTTTTATATCCGAGTTATAGTAAATTGAGAAAATCAACTAAAAAGAAAATGAAAAAACGATTTAAGTATCTTAACAAAAAATATTTTGAAGGGAAGGTGGATATCGAGGATATTAATGCCAGTGTTAATTCCTATCTGGGAATTATTAAACACTGCGATAGCTATAATTTAAAAATGTCAGTGATAAGTAAATTAGATGATCATATACTGGAACAACTTGATTTAGGCGACCGGTTAAAATTAAAAAGTTGATGTGATACACAGATAAACAAAAACTTTTGCCTTGTAGCGGGGCTGTTTTGAGGTGATTTGATGGAAAGCAAAGGGCACAGTATTGATGATTGCCCCTTAAGAGAAAAAATAGAAGATAATCATGATAGATCAAAAGATAACGAAAGAAAAATTAAAGAGCTGATGTCAGGAGACTGGTACTCAAACAAAGAGCTATACAAAATGATACAAAGCTTAACTTCTCAGCTGACTGAGTTCAATGGAAAATTTGACAAATATAATGGACTAATTGAAGAAAGAAAAAAAGACAGGAAATTACTTAATCAACTTAATGAAAAAGTAAATAAAATAGATACTAAAGGAAAAACAAAAAAGGAAATTACTACGAATTGGAGAGAATGGATTGGCTGGGTAATTGCAATTTTATTAGCATTATCAAAACTGGGGGTTTTTTAAAATGGATAATATTTTTAAAAAAGCTTTTGAAGAAGTAATGGAAATTGAAGGTGGCTATGTTAACCACAAAGATGATCCTGGTGGTGCCACTAATTTTGGCATCACAGAAGCAGTAGCAAGAAGAAATGGCTATGAAGGAGATATGAGAGACTTAAAACTGCACCAGGCCAGAGACATCTATTATTATGAATTTTGGCTTGACCAGAAATATAACAAAATTAAAAACAGAGATGTAGCAATTGAAATGTTTGATCAGGCAGTAAACATGGGACCTGGCCGAGCTAATAGAAATTTACAAAAATCTTATAATTTACTTTCTGATAATCAAATTTCAGTTGATGGAGCAATCGGCCCTAATACTTTAAAAGCTGTTAATAGCTGTAATAAGCCGGTGGGATTGTTTAATCTACTTAATGGCTATCAAATTATGCATTACATTAACCTTGCTGAAAACAGCCAAAAATATAGGTCATTTATTCGTGGCTGGGTTAATAAAAGAATAGAAATTATAAGGAAGTGACTACTATGGAAGAACAAAAAGTAAATGAAGTTAATCTAAAAGAAGACTCTAATAATAACAATATTCCTGACTGGGCAGAGTTTACAGCTACATATCTAATTGCAGCTGTTTGCGTTAGTATGGCTGTAGCTGGTTACATCAGGCAGGATTTAGACGGTTCAATTATTAAATGGTTGTTAGGTTTTGGTGTCGTTCTGACTGGCGGCCGTGATGCTATCAAAGCTTTCATTAAAAGAAAGGTGTAATAAAATGTACCTAATAAAATACTTGCTTTATATCTTAGAGCACAAATGTAATGTTTTTAAAATCTCAATTAAAAAAGGATATTATTTGCATGCTTTAACTCATGATTTAAGTAAGTTTAGCGGCAGTGAATTCTTGGCGTATGCTGGTTATTTCTACAAAGATAAGGCAAAATATAAACATCGCTTTGAAATGGCTTGGAGACATCATTATTACAACAATCCACATCATTGGCAGCATTGGCTGGATACAGATGGGAATCCAATAGAAATTCCAGATAAATACATTGAACAAATGATAATTGACTGGGAGGCTATGGGTATCAAATTTAATGACACTGCAAAAGAATATTATTTAAAAAATAAAAATAAAATAAAATTAACTCCGCATACAAGAACTAATCTAGAAATAAAATTAAAAGTGGGTGGTCAAAATGCTAAAAACTAAGCATAAAATCATATTAATTGTTATTGCTGCACTGTTAGTTATTGGTGCTCTATTTTTTGGAGGTTGGAAGCTGGCTTCTCTTTTAGGTATCGGAGCTGCAGCTGGTGGGTACAAAGCTGCAAGCAAACAGGTCCAGAAGCAAGCTGATCAGGAAAAAGAAGTAGTTAATGAAGTAGAAAAGGATATCGATAATAGAAAAGAGAAAGACCAGGAGCTGCAGAAAAAGTCAGAAAATCGCAAAGAAAAAGCTGAGAAACTTAATAATAATCAAAAAAACAGGCAGAAAAGAGCTGAAAGTTTAGAGGATAGGCTTAATAACCACACAGAAGGTGATAACAATTAAACGTCTACTTGTATTTTTAATAGTTTTATCTTTGCTTTTTGTGCCGATTGTTGTCAATGCTCAGGAGTTAGATCCTCCGAAAGAATATGATCAACTCCTGAAAGATTATCGTGATATGTATGACATTGCCCAGAAATATAAGCAGCTTTATGAAGAAGCTGAGCGGGATGTTACCGAATATAAAAAGTTATACAACCAGGCAGAAGCAGATGTTGAGGAATACAGGCAATTATATGAATCAGCTGAGGAGAACAATCGAAAATTAATAGACTCTAATAATAGATTGCAGGATTTGATTGATACTCAAAAACAAATGATAGAT